ATTTTGTGATGCAGTGCCTGGTGCCTCCAGGTGACGTTAACCAGTTAACAATTAACGCCGGATACAGAGAATCCACCCATAACACTGTTTTTGGTTTTAACTGTTCCGCGTGCGCTTAGCCGCATTCACCGCATCACAAAATTCACTTTAAAAAGGGCGGCAGAGCAGTCACGGAGTAAAACTGATACCGCCAAATGTCACCAGAAAATTGATAACAGAGGGCGTTGTAGCGGGGTTGTCACTTAAGCGTATGGTCAACCTGACAACCCGGTGCATTTTCTGGAGCAATGGAGGAAACCCCAGCCATACTTACCGCCGCGCCATTTCGCGGACTGCCACAACCGGAAGCGCACGGTCGACGAAAATTTAACGATAGGCTATCTATGAACCAGCAACCTCGCCGTGTGCTTTCGTGTTGTGTGCCTGCTTTTTACCACGTCAGGCGAGGTGGTCCCCGTTATTCCCCAACAACAAGGATCTTGTTAATCTGGATATCCCCAACAACAATAAGAGTATTGAATGTGATCGCTGAATTAACGGCAGCAATGACGGCTATTCGTGAAACCGCCCAGATTGCAAAACTAATGAACGAGGCAAAAACTCAAGCTGAAGTAAATGCGGCTATTGGTGAACTGAACTCAAAGCTTGCATCTATTCAGCGCGAATGCGTGTCTCTCGTTGAGCTGGTGGGCACTTATCAAGAAATAAATGCTTCTCTCAAAGCTAAAATTGCAGAATTTGAAAACTTTGAGGCTCAGACGGAAGGTTATATCCTTAGCCAACTTGAGTCGGGAACTTTTGTGTACTCGAAGGAGGTAACCGTGAACGGCGGCAGCATAATCATGCATCTTTGTCCAAAATGTTTTGGACAAAAGATAGTATCGATACTTCAGCCATTCCCGGTTAGAGAATATGAATTTTTTCATAAAAGCAGGTGCCTGTACTGTGAAGATCAGTTTCTTATGAATAAAAATCCGGATTACGTATCACCTCCATCTATTGAAGAGTTGGCCAGAAAACTGAACGGCAATCTGTAGATTTTTACTGTTATGGATATCCAGATTGTTAAAGAGCATGCCGGATGCTTGCTTGTGTCCGGCGCGTGTGCACCACTCTCCCCCCGTGGAGGATTCCTTAATTACCAGATTTCATTAGTCAGAGTTTCTTGCTAACCAGCGACGCGCGCCAGATTCGGTTTTAAACGTTTTGCTTTTGGTATACGTCATCGCGGTGAACGTGCCGTCCTGGTTGGGAAACACGCCGTACACCAGAGATTCGTTGTTGCCAAGATCGATAGTATCCATGTTGACCTCATTTCCCCTTAACGCCGGGTAGCGGAACAAAAACCTGCTGCATCGTTATTAAAGTTGAACCCTGCCGTCATGTTCATACGCCTCGGGCTGGCTACTTACCCCCTGACCACTGCTTGGTAACTCGAAGTATTGCCCGGCGTTCTGTGGGGCGGGGTGGGTGGTTGGTGTATGTAATCTACAATAAAAAACTGTTTTTGTGTCAACAGTTTTTAATTGTTGTTTTGGGCAAAAAAATCCCTCGAAAGAGGGAGTATGAAAATTGTTCAACTCAGATAGAGAAGGGAAATTGTCGCCGAGAATGTGTCACGCTTACAATCTCAATGCTTGAAGCAGCTACTCTGTACAGGATTATGTAGTTAGGGTGGGTCACGATCTCTCTCAATCCAGAAACCCGTTCGCTTGGTGGATATAAGTACGGATGCTCAGATAGAGGTAATACCGATGTTTCAATGCGTATTTTTAGTCTACGTGCTGCCGGTGGGTTCTCCTTGGCGATGTAAGTTATGATCTGGCGCAAATCATCGCGAGCAGACGGTAGCCATAAAATGGGTAACATTACTCGCTCTTGTTAGTTACAGCAATTTGAGCAATAAGATTTTCCATTTCAGCCATTACCTCGTCATGTGGAATTGCGGGGCGAGTGTCTGCAAGGCTTGACGTTACTTTAGTGCGCAACCATTCGTTGTAACTGTTTTCTTGTTCGGTAGTTTCGAATTCTGAAACTATCGGAGAAAGGGCTGTACCCATGGCATAACTCCTCTTCTTGTACTGTGGTCACGCCCGGCGGCTTTTTTGTGCCGCCAGCCACCTAGCAATGGTTTCTTCCATTGATTTTTTCTTGTCTTTGATTTCTTGAAGCATTTTTTCTTGGTCTTCCTCAGGAAACGCACTAAAAGCTTGGAGCAGTTCGCGTTGGCGAGGACCAATTTTCATCGTGTCAGGGGTGAAAATTTGCTCACACTCTTCAGGAGGCAATAAAAACCAATGCAATGGATGCCCTGAAACCTCAACCAGTTTATCCAAACTTGAGGCTTTAGGTGTAGCCTTACCGCTGACCCATTGTTGAACAGTTTGTTGTGTCACACCAATTCTACGGGCAAGCTCAGCCTGGCTCCATCCAGTTTCCTGAAGAAGCTTGCTGATTCTGTACATAGATACTTCTAGGGCGCTCATCATTATTCAATTTTACAGGTAAATACTGTTAAAAGCATCACAATAAAAAACTGTTGATTGCATACAGTTTTTTATTGTAGGCTTTGCTTATAGTTTTTAGAGGAGGGCAAAATGCTAGATAGCACTCGCGAAAAAATTAGGCAGAAATACACTCAGGCTGAAATAGGTCGTTATATGGGGGTCGCTCAACAGACTGTTTGGCAATGGTTTAGCTTTGGCGTTCCCCCAAAGCAGGTAATTCCGTTATGCCAACTAATGAAGTGGGAAGTTACCCCGCATGAAATCCGCCCAGATATTTATCCTAACCCAACCGACGGTTTACCTGTTGGATGTAAGGTTAACACATCAAATGCGCCGGAGTTGATTCATGAAAATCAAGCATGAACACATCCGCATGGCGATGAATGCCTGGGCGCATCCGGACGGCGAAAAAGTACCGGCTGCGAAAATTACCAAAGCGTATTTCGAGCTGGGAATGACGTTCCCGGAACTGTATGACGACAGCCATCCGGAAGCCATGGCTCGCAATACTCAGAAAATTTTCCGCTGGGTGGAGAAAGACACTCCTGATGCGGTTAAAAAAATTCAGGCGTTGTTACCAGCGATCGAAAAAGCGATGCCGCCTCCGCTGGTGGCCCGAATGCGCAGCCACAGTTCCGCTTATTTTCGGGAGTTGGTAGAGACGAAGGAACGGCTGGTGAAAGATATTGATGATTTCGTTGCATCAGCGATCGTTCTGTTCGATCAGATGAATCGTGGTGGCCCGGCAGGAAACACTCTGGCTGTGCATTAATTGGGTAATAAATATGAGTAATGACAAAAAATTGACACTGAGCGTTTACGAAAACAGTCCGCACATCTGGCGTGGCGGTTTATCTGATGTGGAGCTGGCAGAGTGGTTGATACATAAAGCTAATGCGCTGCTCTGGCGTTTGTCAGCCAGAGAACAGCGCAAGGAAACCAGAATAAAGCTGGCTGATGCAGAAGCGTGTGCCGGGCTTATTGAGGATTATACAAATCTTGGTATTTCTTCAGCAGAGAGTGATCCCATTCAGCCTCTGAGCAGGGAGTCAATCCAGCACGCTGGTTGTATGGCACATCTTGTAACTGCTCGTCAACATGAGGTGGGTATTGGATCACTTCCGGCGGGATATTCGCTGATTCCAGAGCTGGTTGAAGCAAGAAAATCAGTTCAGAAAAAGAGAGATGACGCACTTCAATTATTGAGAGAGCACTATGGCGCGATACCAGAATGCGAACAGCGTCGATACCCTGAAGGTTATGAATGGATGCAGTCTCTTTTTGAAGTTCGCTAATCAATATGTCGAGACGAAGGTATGTTTCGGCGCGCAGCCAGGCTCTGTAATCCGGGAGCATTTCGGGGCTGTTACACCAGCGGTTTGTTGCTGCAACATTTAATACATGAGCCTGATAAAGGCTTTTCAAAAAATACATGTCGAACCTCCTCTGGTTCTGTCGATTGGGAACCACAGATTATATCCGGAGGAAGGTTCGGCACCAGATGAGGTAGCCATGCGTGATTACGCAAAAGTTTCTCCGCGATTCTGGCTGGGAGAAACGGGGAGAGAACTTAGAAAGGCGGGTGCAGAAGCGCAAGTTGTTGCTTTTTACCTGATGACATCCCCTCACGCAAATATGCTGGGTTTGTATTACCTGCCAGTTTTATACCTTGCTCATGAAACCGGGCTTGGTCTGGAAGGGGCTTCAAAGGGGCTTAAAAGGGCTGTTGAAGCTGGTTTTTGTAGCTATGACCATGATGCAGAGATGGTCTGGGTCCATGAAATGGCAGCCTGGCAGGTTGGGGAAACGTTGAAGCCTGGCGATAACCGTTGTGCAGGTGTCAGGAATGAGTATGCATCATTACCTGAAAACGCTTTTCTGTCAGTGTTTTACGACAGATATAAAACGGATTTCCATCTGGATGTGAGGCGGAATAATAGCCGAAATTCGGTAAGGGGCTTCGAAGGGGCTTTTAAGGGGCTTCGAAGCCAAGAACAGGAACAGGAGCAGGAGAAAGAACAGGAACAGGACAAAAACACTATGGTTCATGGCAAAAAAAACACCACGAACCAGGCAGGGGATGTTCAGACCGTCAATCCTGGTCAGCCAGCAGGCACGACACCGGAAGCCGATTCGGGCGCTGTGCAGCAGGTGATGACCGCAGGGTCGGAGCAATCACACCAACTGCAGCAGCCTGAAGCCGATTCCGCCATTCAGCGGGAAGCCGATCGGGTAGTCCCGGAAAGCACCGGGCAGTCTGTGGGACGAGTGGATTATCCGGATGTGTTCGAACAGGTCTGGCGGGAATACCCGTTGCGTGCTGGGGCAAACCCGAAGAAATCCGCTTTCAGTGCCTGGAAGGCCAGATTGCGCGAGGGGGTGCCACCAGAGACCATGCTGGATGGTGTGAGGCGTTACGCGAGATACCTGGCGGCGACCGGGAAAGCGGGAACGGAATTTGTTCAGCGAGCGACGACGTTTTTTGGGCCGGACCGGAATTTTGAAAACCCCTGGTTGCTCCCGGTAAGCGGCACGAACAACCAGCGTTGTGTGAATCATATTTCTGAACCGGATACCGAAATTCCGCCGGGATTCAGGGGGTGATGTGGCATGAAAAACATTGCGGCAGCCGGGGTTCTTGAACGTATTCGCAGACTTGCACCACAGGCGTCGGTTCCACCGTACCGGACGGTGGAGGAGTGGCGGGAATGGCAACTTGCTGAAGGACGAAAACGCAGCGAGGAGATTAACCGCCAGAATCACCAGTTGCGGGTGGAAAAAATCCTGAATCGTTCGGGCATCCAGCCTCTGCACAGCAAATGCTCGTTTGCGAATTATCAGGTGCAGAACGACGGGCAAAAATACGCGCTGAGCCAGGCCAAATCCATAGCTGACGAACTGATGACCGGGTGCACGAATTTTGTGTTCAGCGGTAAAACCGGCACCGGGAAAAATCACCTTGCAGCGGCGATGGGTAACCGGCTGATGGCGAAGGGGCGCAGCGTGATTATCGTCACCGTGTCTGATGTCATGAGCGTGTTGCATGACAGCTACGACAACGGCAAATCCGGGGAAAAATTTTTACAGGAGCTTTGCAGTGTTGATTTGCTGGTCCTGGATGAAATAGGCGTTCAGCGGGAGACGAAAAACGAGCAGGTGGTATTACACCAGATAATTGATCGCCGGACAGCATCACTGTGCAGTGTCGGGATGTTAACAAACCTGAATCATGCCGCAATGAGTACACTTCTTGGTGAGAGGATTATGGACCGCATGACCATGAACGGTGGTCGATGGGTGACGTTTAACTGGGATAGCTGGCGTCCAAATGTCAGCAATATGAGGGTTGTGAAGTAATTTTGTCCGGAGGAAATTTTAATGGAAACCGTATCTGACGCACTGAAAGCACTGAAAAAAGCCTCTTCACATGTGGTGGCAGCTCGCCTTGGAATCAGTCGTGAAGAGGCTGTCAACGAGCTGTGGGAACTCAAAATAAATGGCGTCGTTGATAAAACTGGTCACACCTGGTTTCTGGCTGGCGAAGGTGAATCCCGGGTAACCGAAGAGCGGCCAGTAAAATCTGAAGCACAGGATATGCTGACCGGGGAGGTCGAACAAAAAGTTACCGCAGACATGATGATTGAGTTTATCGGTCAGGATGGGGCTAAAACGTGTGAGGAACTGGCGGGTAAGTTCGGTGTCAGTACTCGCAAGGTTGCTTC